AATAGGTTTGGTCGCTATTCTCGCCCTGCTCGGCCTTTGCTGGCAACTCTACGATTTCCAGCCCCGTGGCGGTGCGGGTTTCCCCGATATTTATCGCCGCCAAATCATCAGCGGTGATGCTATCAAAGAACTCTGCAAGGGCATTCAGCGGCTGCGTCCCGCGGGCGCGTCCCGCTGTGCTGTCCCCTTTAATTTTATACTCAATCCTAAACATAAAGTCAACGATTTTGTAAGGCGCGCCGATATACTTGGTGCGGCGGGTTGACGCTGGCTCTGCTGAATATGCAAGGGTTGGCGGGCGTTGTGCGATTTCCTCGTATAGCAAGCCCGAATCCGTCCATTGCTTGAATCCCCCAAGTTGCGTTTTCAGCCAGTCATAAAACAGTTTTTGCGCCTGAATTTCTGCCATTCATGCCCCCTTAAATTTTCCCTTGCATCGTGTCCGATACCAATTTACGCCATTGTTCGCCGTGCAGATTCTGTGCGTGTTTGAACCACGCAGAATGCGCATGCGGATTTTTAACCTGCTTGATGCGCGCTTGCGCCATTCTATAAACCGCCTCGGCATATCTGGTCGCCCAGCGCACAATCGTTGAATTGCTGATAATATCCCCGCTGCGTTTCAGCATGCCAGTTCTGAACGGAATATATCGCTGTGAATCGCGCAAGACCGCAGATGCCAGCCGCCGCTGCGCCAGTCGCGCCCTTTCGCGGACTGTTTCATCAAGCGAAAATAGACCGCCCAAATCAACATCAACTTTTATTTTCATAGGTCAACCCATATTTTGCAGAATTTCGCCAATTCAATCAAGCGCGATTTCCAGCCGCGCCCGAATCGGGCAAACGCTGGTCGCGTCTGATAATATTCCCAGCGCATCATAATCAATTCGGCAGGGTCTTTCTTGCATGCGCGAATCGCAGCGCGCGATTGTTTCCCTATAATTCCATCAGCAGGAACGCCTGCCCATTCTTGGATCAGTTTCTTTGCCCCAATGCCCATATTAAAATACCCGTCCATCAGCAGAATATCAATCGGCGCATCAAAGCAATATGCGCAAGACGGAATCCAATAGCGGTGATAATAGCATGCTTTAATTTCAGACATCAGGTCGGGACGCGCCGCAACCCAAGCGGTTATCTTGCGCGCAAGGGGGCTATTGCCGCTGATGCTTTTCCCTTGGTTCAGCATAGTGCGGATTTCCCCGCCGAATTGCCCCAAAATTTCGCCCCAGACAAGCAAATCACTATTGAACGCCTGCGCGATGCCAAAAATTGTTTGCCCGCCTGTGTCGCCTTTTACGCAATTATAGCCCCCCTCCATTTTCTTGATAAATTCAAAACATTGATTGAATCTGTCCATCTTGCCCTCCGTTTCTTTTTTAATTGGCCAGAATTTCCATCTGAACCAGTTGCCCCGCGACATTGAATTTCGGCGTAATCTGATTCGGCGACCAAGGCATCAGCCCCGCAATCTTTGCCGATTCTGGCGTCAAATTTTCATCGGGCGGCGTCTGCCCATCGCTATAAATCAGCAGAAAATCTTTGTCGTATTTTGGCAAATTTAATTCTGCAATGTTGCAATCGCGGAACTCTATTGTGATAACATTTTGGTCAGCCGCATCATGCCCGTCAAGCCCGCGGGCGTTGCCCCGCCGCTTTTCAACGCGCACGCGCCGCACCAGAACGCGCGTATATTCCAATTCGCCGTCGTCATTTTCGCCCAGCGCAACATAATACGCCATGTTAAACGGGCGCAATCTGCGCGGAATCAAATCAGGCGATGCCGATTTCATACTTGTAGCCATTATGCCCTCCGCATGAACCCGTTTTTGCGCAGCAACGCAATCAGGGCGTTGATTGTGTATTGCCCGAACGGCACACCGTCAATCTTTTGCAGCGCGCCAGAATCCGCGCCGCCAGTTGTGGCATGCAGACCGTTTGCCTGATAAAGCACCTGAATTTCCTGCCCGATAATCTTTTGCATTGCGGCAACAAAATCAGGTTGCGAATTGTCGCCATATAATGCTGCCTCAAAATCCGCGCACCAGACGCCCAGAATAAGGCGGTTTTCAACCAGCGCAACGATTGAATCCTCGGCGGCTTGCGACAGCCCGCTGAACTCATCTTGGTCAATCGGGAAATTTGGATATAATTCGTTGTATTTTTCAAAATTCAATAAAGTCGTCATAGCAAAAAGCCCCTTTGCAGAATCCCCGCAAAGGAGCAACCCGATTTGCGGGGATTGGAATTATTCAGCGTCAGAATTATCAGGTGCATCAGGCGCACCTTTGCCGTCTTTGCCGCCTTTTCCACCTTTGCCGTTTTTCTTGGCAACGACTTTCCAGCCGCGCCGCGTCCAATCGGACAATTCGGCATTGGAAACTGTGCGGGTTATCCCGTCTTTGTAAATATCTGTATGATTCATAATTGTCCCCTTTAATAAATCAAAATCTGGGCGGGTTTTCGCCCGCCCAGCGCGGATTAGTCAGCAGCAGGTGCTGATGCCGCGATGCCGTTCTTTTTGTTGTCCAGAACCCAAGCATCGTGATATACGCGGTAGTCAATTTTCCACGCATCCGCTTCTTGGTTGACATCTGGCGAGAACGAACGAATCGCCTGATGCTTTGTAATCTGAACGACAGCGCGCGGATCAATAATCATGTAATTGATTGTCTTGCCCGCCGCTGTGTAGCCGCCTTCCTCCTGACCAGACGTTGTGCCGTCTTTCAGGGTCACGCTTGTGTTAAAGCGCGATGACGGGACTTGAACAACTGCGTTGCCATCCCAATCGTTGATGCGCTGGTTGATTGAACCATCGCCGTTGAATGTGGTGCGGCCGACAGAGTCGCGCAGCAAGCCATAGAATGCTGGCGAGCAGAAAATAACCTTACCTTCTGCTGGAACGTCTTTGTCAACCTGTGCCTGCAAGTCGCGGGACAACGCGGCTTTTGCGGCGGCGGCTGTTGAGATTGTTTCCTCGGTCTTGATGCCCGCGTTTGTATAATATTTTGCAAAACGGACTGCGTCCATTTCAGGCACGATTTTTTCGCGTAAAAAAGTAGACAGAACGTTTGCAACAACCAGATTCAACGCCTCTTGGTCGTCCATCGCGTCAACGCTAAAAGTGCGACCGCGGTCGTTTTCAAAAGTGAATGATTCCCATGTTAAAACGACATTGCCTTTCGGGAATCCGTTTGCGCGACTGTATGTGCCTGCGCCCTGCAAGGTCAATTTGCCGATTTTCCACGTCTTGCCATCATCGGTGCTGCGCACCAGAACGCCTGATGTTTCCAAACGGGCGGTCTTGGATTCGGTCGTATAAACTTCGTCCAAAGCGGCAATAAATTTATCGGTCAATGTAATGCTGTTAGCCATTTTTTCGCCTTTTTATTTTGCGGCAAGACCCATCGCTTTACGCATTGCGGTTTCGTCAATGCCATCAGCAGGCGGGTTGCCAGTTCCTGATTTTGTTCCCGATGATTTCGTGCCAGCGGGCTGACCATTATCAAACAAGAACGGTTTATTTTTTGCCAAAGCATCAATCTGGTCATCCAAGCCGTCAAATGCCTTTGTTTCGGCATTGAAAACAACTTTATTGACATCAATGTTCGGCATCGCCGATGTGATGTCGCGCACGCGGTGAACCAGCAATGATTCACGGATTGCGGACTGCTTTTGCAATTCGGCAATCTGTTCAGGTGCTTTGCGGGCGGCATCTGGGTCAATCCCATCAAACCGCTTTAATTCTGCGTCCTTGCCCGCCAATTTCGCCTCGTAATCGGATTTTAACGCGGTTTCTTTGTCGCGCAATTCTGCGGCATGCTTATCAACGCTGATGTATTTGCCCTCGGTCAAATCAGCCAACTTTGCGCCAGATGATTCAATCGCTGCCGATACATCGGCTTTATTCATTGTTTCTTTGCCATCAAAGATTTTGTCCAGTAATTCTTGAACGGTCATTTTGTTGCTCCTATTTTGCAGATATAGCCCCTGCTGGGCGGTTATGCGGCTTTTATGCCCCGCGCGGCAATGGAAATTTTAAGCGTCCTCCCCAAGACAATATAATCATACTCGGATTTAACGACCCCTGTCAAGCCCCAAATTCTGGGGGCAATATTTGCGATAAAATCGGCAAATGCAATCCGCGCATGGATCTGATGCAGGGACTGATTCATAATTTGTAATTGCTGCGCGGACTTGCTGTCGCCATGCGGGCTTTAAGTGGTAATTCTGCAACGCCCGATAGCACAAGCGCAGGCGCGCATCCTGCCATTCGCAAGGGAACAGATTACCCTTGATGTGGTTGATTATTGCCAGCGCAGGACGGATATTGTAGGGATTCTGGGCGATATAGTAGGGAACGCGTGATTTTGGCGCGTAATGTTCCCGCGTCCAATCTTTGCGGTTCAAGATTGGCAGGCCAGATAAGCAGCAAATATCAGCGCAGGAATCGCAATCCTGTTTTTTTCGCGCACACATAGCCAAGGGCGACCAACGCGGTCAATAGCCCCAAAATGATGATGCCCCGCTTTTCGCTTTGCGATTTCCAGCGGGCGATGTCCGCCTTTGCGGCGGGCGCAATGGATTGAATTTGCACGCGCAGGGCTTTTGCCTGATTTTCCAAAATGGAAAAACGCGAGGAATACGCGCCCCCGCACGCCTTGTCTATCTGTTTCCCAAGGTCGGCGATGGATTCTTGCAGGGAATCCGCGCCAGCGATTGCGGCGTCAATCTGCGCATCGGTCGCGCCCTTGCCAGCGCAGCCAGCCAGAAAAATTGCAAATAAGACGATTGCTTTATTCATTTGCTTTGCCCCCGCCGATTTCAATCTGCTTGCCCCCGATTTTAACTTTCAGGGCGATGCGTTCGCGCCAGACAATCTCTATCAGATAGACCGCAACGCCCGTGATGAATCCGCTGCAATGGATCACCGCCTGCCAGCAATTCATTTCACCAGTAAATATTTGCGTGAATAACGCGGTCGCGACCAGCGCAATGATGTTCAGCAGAAATAAGCAAGCGGGGATTACGCGCCCGAAATTCAATTCGCCCTTGCTGTCTTTCAAAAAATCCCAGTTTAGTTTCATTTGTTAAACGCAATCTTGTCATAAATCTTATCAATTTTAATTGCCATGTCTGTAATCTTTTGCTCAATTTGAATGTTGCTTGATTCCAGCACGGCAACGCGGGTGTTCAGGTTTATCATATAGCCAGCCAGCGAGATTAAAATGCCCCAGACAACGGCTGTTGGAATATGCAGATGCGACCAATCATACGATGCTTTATTCTGTTCTTGACCCATAATTCAGCCCCCTTTGCCTAGGAATCTATCCCTTGTTTTTAAGATACTCGCTATGCCCGCGAAAAAGCAAGTAATTTTTTTCTTGCAATTTATTTTTTTAAATTTATAATTAAATCATAACAAAAAAGAAAGGGGGAACACATGAATCAAATTAAATCAATCTTTGCATCAATCGCAATGTCGGGCGCGGTGGTCGCCGTTATTGCGGGGCTGATTATTGGCAGCAACCGCCAAGCAATGCAATACGAGGCGGCGCATAATTGCCGATATGATTATAACGGGCTGTGCTATACATACGAGGAACGGGGCTATTTGTGGCCCGATGCATGCGCGGCTGATTCAAATTGTGCTGAAAAATGGGGGATGTAATGACTGCAATGCTTGCTTTTATAAGAACCTTATCGGATTCGCAACTTGCCGAATATTGCGATGCGCTGGAATCCCAGATAAAGCGGTGCAGGGCATACCGCCGCGAATATACCAGTTTGCGGGGCGTCTTGCAATGTGCCAAATTGGCGCAGATAAACCGCCAGCGCAAAGCGCGCTTGCAAAAAGCCATGGATAAAATGGACGATTTGTATGATTGGCAAAAACGCGCCGATTTACAATAATCACCCGATTTGTTCGCGGCTGTAATCGCGCGACAGCCATGGCTCGCTTGCGATTAAATCGCGGTTTCGGGCCTGCCATTCGCGAACCTTGCCAGCAGAATATGTGCTGTCCAGTTTCTGCGCGTTTTCCATCTGGTTGATTCTTTTCCAAGTGCGAATATTGCGTTCATTATTTCGTTGCATCTGTTCCAATTCATACATCTTGGCGTTGCGGGCATCATCCAGCGCAGGTTCTTTGGTGGAATACCCCGCGAAATACGGATAGAACGAATGCCTGCAATTTATGCCGCACAGTCCCGTAATTGTCCCATAGCCAGTGCCTGCTTTGAAATCGGGGTATTTCGGATTAGTCCCCGATAAACTGAACACCTTGCCCTGCCACAGCGCATGTTCAGGGCGCGCCCCGTAATGCTGGCTGGTGGCCACAAGGTCGTTTCCCACCTCCTGCGCCCTATCTATTGATGCGGCAGCGGCGGCGGTGTTGATGCCAGTAATGATTTCGCGGCGGGTGAATGCCTCCATGGACATTGCGCGCCCATCAGTTTCAACGACAGTAATGCCCAAATGCCCCAGTTTCCTGATTGTTTTGGACATATAGCGGGGAAAATCAAAATACGCCTGTTCTTTGGCGGTGATAACCTGCGAAATGTTTTGCATTAAAAGCGCGCTGGCGGCGGCTTGCGTCTGGGCAATGCGGGCGGCAAAATCCCGCGCCAAAATCTGCACGGTTGGCTGCATCGTCTGATCCAGCACCGCCGAATTGCGCAGCGCGACATATTTCGGCAGCGCGCCTGATTGCGCCATTGCCTGATAAATGCGGTCGTCTTGACGCAACGAATGCAAGACCGCATCATTGACGGTTTTTATCAGTTCGGGCGTGCTGATTTTAAGATGCTGGGCAATGCGGCTCGCGGTCGCTTTATTAAATGCCGACAATTCGTCCCAATAAACCCGCTTTGGATTTATTTCTTTTGCGCTGGCCACATTGCCGATTCGGGCGACCATATCCAGCAAAATCTCGGTTTCCAACTGGGCATATAGCGCGACAATCGGTTCAGGGGCGCGCGCAAGAAAGCGCGGCGACAACATTACATACCCCCATATAAATCAGCCAAGGTCGGCTGTGGAATCGTTTCCAAGGCCTTGGTCGCCTCGTCAACAGTTTCATTATACCACTTGACGCGATATTCGGCTTTGGTCATGATGCCCGCTGCAACTTCCTGCAAATCACGCTGGCGTTCCGCCTCGGGGTCGCGCAGCGCGCCATCGTCAAATTTCACGGTCGTTTCAAACGCGTCTGGATCTGGCAACTCGCCAAATTTCGTTTGCTTGATTTCCCGCGCAATTTTTACCAGTTGGCGGCAAAATTCAGTCCATACTTCAATCACGATTGTGCGCTGGCGTTGAACATTGAATTGCAAATCGCTGTGGCTTGCTTTCACCGCAGTGGCGGTCACATGCTGTTCATCCTCGTCCAGTTTGTAATAATTGCGCCCCAGCCCGCACTTAAACGACAGCAGGGACAGCGCGCTATTGATTGCAAGTTTGTTTTCCTCGGTGCGCAATGACGGGTTGTATTCTTTAATGAACTGTTTGTCCATTTCATCAAATGTTGGCACTGGCGTGAATAATTCATCGCCCTCAGTTGCAATAAATGATTTAACGCCGTCTTGTTCGTTGATTTTCGTGGCAATAAAATCCTGCTGAATAAATACCCGCTTTTTACCAAGACGTGTATCCACATTGAAATTATTAAACGCCAAATCGCACTCTGCCAACTGGTCGCATGCCTGCGCAATCATCGGCATGGCGAACGGCAGGTCGGGGTATAAATTGTTGGGTTTTGCGGTGTTCCAGATGTCTGAAAACATCTTTGCTGGAATATCCAGCGATTCCACAAGCCCCATTTCCCCGCACAAGCCGTCCTGAATTGTCAACTCATTTGTGCGTATATCTTTGCTGACGAAAATGTTGGAAATTCGGTATTGCGGCTGCCCGTCCTCTGATAATAACGGGCTGTGCTGGTGTAATTCCAAATGAATGTAATTTTTGCCGCGCCACATCTTTTGCCCGACAATCGCCACCTCGTCCAAGCCATCATCGGTGTATGTGATTGGCAAAATCTGGTCGGCGGGCGCAAATTTAACTTTAATCTGGGTGCTGTCGTTTGCCCGCAAATGATAAACAGGGCGCGCGCCTGCTGCGATTTCCTCAGGCGTGCGAATATCAAAGGCGTCGGCGTTTTCAATATAGGCAACCAAAATTCCGCTGCCAGCGTAGCCGAATATTTTTTCAGACCATTTATTCAGGTCTGCCCACAGGCGCGATGCCCCAAAAATGCCACCGCGCTGGGTGTCTTTGTCGCCAATTATCAGGCGGCGCACTTCCTCAGCCCCCGTGCCCGTGAAATTAAACTCTGAATTTTCATTTAAGACCAGCGATGCCCAAGTTTCGGCGACCGTCTTACCCATGCGCATTTGCGCCATCGTGCGCTTTGTCTTTTTCGGGCCCTCACGGTATTCATGGAATTTAGGGACAAAGCCCGCATACCACGCTTTATACTGCGCAATCAATCCCAGATAATTCATAAACTCGCCAGATATTGTGATGTTCAGCCGTTCTTTTAGCAGCGTTTGCAGGTTTTTTGCCATTCCAGCCCCCTTTATCAATTAAAATAATAACGCGCTTGCGGCGCATAAGTCAAGCCCTTGTTGTTGCAGAATCCAGCGCAGCGCGCAGATATTTCATGAACGGTGTCCAACTGTATTCCTCGGCGTCCGCTGTATCAATATCGCAAGTGCCATCATCCAGACGTTCATCGTCTTTCTTTGGATTCCATAGTTGCTCACAAGTTGAATCCAGCGCATTTTGCGCCAGCGGCATCAGGAACGAATACCGTCCGCGATTCAGCAGCGTTGTTTTAATCTTGATGCGATCCAGAATCGGGGCTTTTTCGCACCCGCGGACGATTGCGGGGTAGCCCTTGCGCGCCAGATACGACCGCAGGGATTTTAACGCAATCTGATTCTCGTTATCAGCCCAAATGGCGGTGATTTTTATATCGGGGTATTCGCGCTTTATCAACATCAGGAACGTATAGATGTATTCATTGATTGCGTCAATATCCAGATTCGGCGATTCGTCTTTCAGGCGCATGGCGGCGACAATCTGGACGTCTTTCCAATTATTAAATATGCCAGACAGCACCGCGGTTGTCTTGGAATTATTGCCCCCCCAGTCAATTCCCAGATTAAAACAGTTCGCCTTTTCCACTGGCATCAGGGCGTGGCTGATAAATGCGTCAGGGCGCGCCGCCACCTGCTTGAATATGCTGCCCTCGGCATTTGCCCGCAAACCCAGAATCTCCCGCAAAAACCACAGGGAATCAGCATCGTATGTTGATATCACGCGCGCAATCTGTTCATCAGATAAACTGGTGTTGTCATATAGGGTGAAATGTTCCCAGACATACCCATAATGCGGGTCTTTGCGCTGGTTCTTTTCGTGGCGGTTCAGAAATTCCGAATAAATCCAGTGGCGCGGTGCCTCGGGGTTCAAATCAATGAAAACCTTGCGTTGTCGGCTGGCAATAGTTCGGTCAATCAGTTCATTCACGAATTGTTGCGTGCATTTCGGGGCTTCCGTTATCATCACAGACCCAAACGAAAACCCGCGGAACAGTTTCTCGTCCCCCGCCTTTGCACCGCCCAGCGCAAGTATAATCTTTTCGCCAGTGCGCGTTTGCAGGCGCAAGCAGGGCTTTTCTTTGTATGCCCCTGTCTGGCATCGCCCCGCGAAAAAGTTTTCAATCCCAAATCCGTTGCTGTCCCAGATGTTGATTTGCGCGGCTGATATTGTCGGCGCGGCTGCTGCATGCAGGCGGTCGGGGCAATTTTCCAGATACAAGCACCACGCGAATATCTGCAATAAGTTTTTGCTGGCACGCTTTCCCCCCTCGGCGCACGCAAGCCAGCATTCAGGGGCGCACGCTTTCCGCAAATATTCCACTTGTTTCGCGTTAAAATTGGAATACATATTTTGCATCATCAGCCCTTGTTTGTTTGCGCCGTCAATTTGGCGCGGTCTGTTGCCTTGTCCGCATCAAATGGATTGACGCGGGTCGGGGCGGGCGTTTGCAGCATCTGCCCCACATTATACAAGAAATCATTTACGGACTGCGCCTTGGCATTGTTGCCAAATTGGTCTGCCTCGTTGCCCTCGCGCCAGCCGTGCTGCGCTTTCAAAAATACCGCGATGCCAGTCGGCGACACGCGCCCGCTGGTCAGCATTTTCATCAGGACGACCTCTTGCAAATTATGGATTGCAAGCCCGATTGCACGCACGCGTTTGTCGGTTCGCGCCAGTTGATAACTGGCAAGGGTGTCAATGTTGTTTAGCAGACACATTTCTTGCCAAATCGGCAGGGACAATTTGCCAGCGCGCAGCAAATCTAGTTTCTGTTCATAATATTCAGTGGCGCACGCTATGATATAGGCGGCTGATGTTTTCCATTTAATCGCCATTGCCACCCCCCCAGAAATCGCCATCGCGCGACATCACATCTTGAATCATAGCGCGGATTGCGGGGCTTGCCCCAAGGTTGCCTTTCTGAATCGGGCGACCCGTCGGCTTGCGTTTCTTTTTTACTTTCACAAAATAATCAGCGGCGAACCGTTGAAAGCACGCGTTGACCAAATCAAAATATCGCGGATTGCAGCACCACTTTTTAAGTGTGCGGGGGTCGCAATGCATATAATCGCGGCTAAACTCTGTTATTCGTCCGCGGCGTTCCAATGCCCGATAAATTTCAGAAATTTGCAGCAAAATTCAACCTCCGAACTCTTGGCGGTTTGCGGGCGCGCGCTTGCGCCAACCCGCACATCACGCCTTTTTTAATAGGGGCAATTCAGCGCGATTTTTTACACCAAAAACGCCCCCGATTTTTTTATGCAACTGGCATCAGATTCGCCAGCCGCGCCAGCCGCCTGAAAGCCCGCAATGCCGATTTATTCGTTGCAACAAACGAAACGTAAGTTTCGCCGTTCTCTGGATGCGATTCAAAAAGCAACGATGCAGATTTGCAGACATAGCCAACCTGCGCGCCATAAGGCGATAAACGGCTTTTGTCAGCCGCAATGATTTTACCGCATGCCAGCCGCATAATGTTTTCAAATTCTGCGCACAGAAACCGTTCGTCTGTCGGCGCAATATAACCTTTGATTTTATTTAATTTCATCATAGCCCTCCAAATTTCTTTCTTTTGCCAATTTAATAAACCTATTGAAATACTTTTTAACACAACTTGACAATTCGCAATATGCTTTTCCGCATTCTGGGAATGTATGAATAGCAAAATGCGATTCAGCAAGCAAAAACAGTGCTGTATAGCCATAGGGCTGGAATTGCTGCTCTTGCAGCGATATTATCTTAAACCCTGCATCGCGCAGCAACTTTTCGTATTCCCAGCGCAGAAATCTTTCATCAGATATTTCAATCCAAAATCTTTTATTCCACATCTTGGCCTGCATCTGCCCCCCCCTCGCTTTCATTTATTTCTGCCAGCGCAATCTTGCCAAATTCTTTTGGAATATCGCGCTGCGGATTTTCGCCTTTATAAAACACAAGCACTTCTTGGTGGCAGCGAACATTCTTTCGGGTTTTCATGTTGCCCCTTGTGCGCATTGCGCCCGTGCCAATGGAATTTACAAGAATAAATTCGTTGTATAATATCATGCCTGCGCCCTGCATGATGCGGCAAATGTCGCCGCAAATATCGTAATAGCCGCCGTTGGTATGATTGCGCACATTACTCATAACAATTACTGCAAAGCGATTATTTTTTAAGCAGCGGCAAGCCCCCGATAGCGCATTTGATAATATTTCCATGAACTGTTCGTAATCTTTCTGATTGCTTGCGTCCTTGGGATCATCTGAATATTTTTCCAAATCAAAGTATGGCGGGCAAGAAAAGACCAAATCTTGCGATTCTTTCGGCAGGTGCTGCGCTATATTCTGTCCATCATCGCAGATATAATGCGCCCCGACAGGTTCGCCGCGCATATTATTCAAATCCGCTTGCTCTTGCCGCAATTCAATCCCTGTAAATTCTGCCCCCAGATAACCACTCACATATCCAAAGACCGAATCGCCCGCAAATGGGTCGCAGGTTTTTAATTTTTCACCTGCTGGAATTTCCGTTGGCAGAAACCATTTGTTGATTATTTCGGCCAATGTTGCATCCAAAATACTGACATTTGACAAACCGCGCTTGCCGTATTTGGACGTAATCAATTCAGAAAAACCTAACGTGCCAGTGCGGCTTTCGCCCTCGTCCCCAATCAAATCATTCCAAGCGCGCTTTCTGGCCTGCCACTTTGCATCGCGTGTATTCAGGATGCTGGCGGGCATTATCAGGAAATCATCCGCCAGATTGCCCCGCGGCAATTCTTTCACAGGGGATTTATCAACGGCTGGATTCATATCAATACCGTAATCCTCCAAGGTCGCATCGTCCATATCCTGCTGCATCAATTCGTAATCAAATTCTGATAAATCCGATGTGCTGTTGTCCATGACTGCCAACTGCTGCCGTTCTTTTGAATCAGCGGCAATATCTGTGCGCTTTACGACGACCATTTCGCGCCCATCGGTTTCAATAACGCGAATTGGCGGGCGGTCGCCATGCAGATTTGTCCACTCGGCATAAACGCCATTGCCCGCAATTATGGAATTATCGGCATCAATGACGATTGAACGAGCCGCACCGCAATCACGCAACGATTTGTTTATCAGTTTTTTGTTGCGCGCGCCATGCTGGCGGTAATTGCGCTTGTCAAACTTTATATCAATTTCACTCATTTTATCCCCTTTATTTCCGCGCGGTTGTCCAAAAAAAGCAGGTATTGCCAAAAAAGTAGGCATTTGCCAGCGGGCGATTGCCTATTTAATCGCCTTTTTACCCCATCGCGCGACATTCCGCAAAATTTCGCGAATGCCGACAACTGCCTTGATTTTTGCAATATTGCCAAGATTTCCTGATTGCTGCGCAAACCTGTTTTCCCTTTCAATCTGAAAATACCACCGTCTGCGCTGGGCTGTCAAGCAAAAATAGCCATTTGCTCGGCGCAAATTGCATACTTTTAAGACAATTCGTTTTTTTGAATAAGTCACAAAAAAGCCCCGCGAGAGAGATAAAGTCGGACGGGGCTGCCACAACAATAGGAGATGTGTATTATTATTATGCGTGATTTGTTGGCGTTTGTCAAATAAAACCCGCGGGCGATATTATTCTGGGGAAACAAAACGCGCCGCGGACCAAGAGAGAAAAGTCAATGAAAAAATCGTTGCTTTCCGTTTCAGATTATAGCGGATTTTAACCGAATCGGTCAAGCATTATTTTTTGCGTTTCCCGCAATATGCGCAAAAATAGCCGAATCGCAGCCACCGCCACTGCCAAATGTGAAATCCGCATTTGCAGCGCAGCGATTGCTTTTTGCACGCCGCATCAGCGTCCATAAATCTTTGCATCGGGTTCATTGCTTGCCCCCTTTGCGAATTTCACGCATCAGCAAGATAATATAGCGCACGCACATCACGGTGCAGACCGCCCAAATTGCCAATGCCACATACCACAGTTTATAAAATCCAAGCACAAGTGTTATGAATTGCGCTGCAACGCTGAACCAACTGGCTTTTTCCCAAAACTGGAACGCATCGCGGTAAATATCAAATGCTGTTTCTTTTTTCATTATTTTCCCCTTTTTGTTTTTTCAAAGCCACAGGCGAGCCCAGTTTTGCATGAAAGCATCGCCGCGCGCAAATTGTATTTGGCCAGCCCGCCCGCGAAATCCCCAAGCATTCAAACGCCATTGCTGGGCGGTCTGAATCGCATTGTGCGATGATAATAGTTGCGGGGTAATCCAGTGATTCCACCAGCGCAATCAAAAAAGCACCGTTTGCCGTTTTGCCTGTTCCAACCGTTCACAACTTTGCTGCCAATATTTCGGGTCTTTTTCCACACAGATAAACCGCCTGTGCAGATTGTGGCATGCAACCGCCGTTGTCCCCGAACCGCTGAAACAATCAAGAATTAGGTCGTTTTCTTTGCTATTTAATAGACACCATTCTATCAATTTCAACGGCTTTTGTGTCGGGTGAATTTTACCGTCTTGCAGGGCGGCGGCGCGTGAATAATCAAAAATCCGCACCGATTTATCAAATGACGTCCATGCCAATTCGCCGTCCGCAGCGGTAAATTTGCGTTGCATTTTGTCCCAGACCAACCAACATTTGCTTGCGGGCAACATGTCAGCGAAATAATTTCCACCCCAGATAATCTGATTTTTGGATACCCGCAAGATTTCGTCAAAAATTGCTTTACAGGGGCGTTCTTTGTCCCATTCGGGCGTTTCCCAGCCGCGCCAGCCGAACTTGTCTGCCCCCCCCCGCCCATCGCCTTTGCCCTTTAATTGGCCGCCGTAATCTATTCCATAGGGCGGGTCGGTCAAAACCAAATCAATGCTTTTGTCGGGCAACTGGCGCAAGATGTCCATACAATCCGCGTTTATGATTTTATTTATAAATTGTTCCATAATTGACTCACATTAAACTTAAAATTCAGTTGTAAAGAACTTATTTACAACTGCCCCGCCCCAGATTTCCGCGGGACGGGGAATTATTTTCAACTTATTCGCACTTTTTCTTAAACTTATTGACAACATCAATAACGGCGTTCAGGGCTTTAATGATTCGCACCGCCGTATCTTTTGTTAAAACTTGATATTTTTGGCCGCCTGTATCTATTACCACTGATGAGTATGTGGTAATCTGTTCAATCGGCGACATTTCCTCCATTGTCGGCACTGGCGTGAATAAATCGTCAGGTTTGGATCTTTTCAGGCGGGCAATTTCCGCGCGCGCTTTATTCAATCTATTCATCAGGCGCGAGATTTTTCGGTCATTTTCGCCCGAAAATGGCACTACGGTTGATGCGCTGTTTCTTACGTTTAGCAAAGATGCCCAAGTTTTTATTTCGCTGGGCGAAAACTGTCGCCAATCGCCAGCGCGGATGTATGCCTTTTCGTCTTTGGAATAGTATCCTGAATAAGCAAAACCGCTATTTGTGATGAAATAAATGTCGTAGGCAGCAGCTGGGGTATTTTTCCCTTGCTGCCAACAATACGGGGTTTCCTGATATTTTTGTTTTTTCATTTTTTTGCTCCTTTATTTGTTTGCGTCAAAAAATGCCAGCGCAAACGTTCTGGCTGATACTTGCCGCGACAAGATTTACACCTTTTACTCAGCCACGTGCCTTTCACCCCCATGGTCTATTTCAATCCTGCTTTATTATGATCCGCGCCGCCAGCACGTCCTGTTCTTGCGCTGTTTCAGCAAAATGCTGATTGACAGCGCATGCCCTGTCGGCGGCTTTATACCACCGCATCAGTTGCTTGCGGACGCCCGCGGGCGTGTGGGCATTATCTGCGCAGAATCGCTGCACCATCAATTCATCGCCCAAAATGAACTCTATGATGTCGCATAATGTGTAGCAATCGGATTTTGTAAATGAAAAGTTTGCCATTGTTGCCATTGTCCCCCCCTTATCGGTTTATTTGTTTCAAATAATTAAAGCGGTGCTTGTATGCATCTGTCGCTGCGTCTTTCTGGGCGGGCGTCATATCAAAGGCGTTTGCCCATTTTTTCGCAATCGGATTCATGTCCGCGCTGCGCTTGCATGATTTCAATTCTTGGATCATCTGCTTGAAATTAAATTCGCCCATCACCTTTTTTACGCGCGCAGGCGCATTTTGTTGCTTTGGCGCGCTGGTTGCTTGGCGCGGGGCATTATCGCGCACCTGCGGGCGATTTTGCGCCCTTTCTGGCAATCCAGCGGCGGCATTGCCATCATCATCAGCAAATCGCAGGTTGAATATCAATCCCAGCGAATAGCGGCGGTAATATGTTATCGCTGACCCCATGCGCTGCGGATTGGCATCAAGCACCATTTCCAAAACCTGTTCAATGTAATCAGTTGGATCGGTTGTCATGAATACCCTTGTGTGGATTTCCAGACCATCAGCCCATTGCTGATACGCAACCTTGCTTTTCTTGCAAGGTTCGCGCAGCGATTCTATAACCTTTTCCAGCGTTGCATATTTGCTGGCAAAATGTGGGTTGTTCGCGTCTTTTGCAACGGGCGCGACCTCGTCTTGCAAATTCTGCAAGGCGGCCCAGATTTCCCGCGCGTTATCAGTTATTGCTTTCATTTGTTCCCCCAGTTTTTTTTGTTTCTCTGTGCTTTAATTATAAGTTATTTTTTATAATTTGCAACAACTTTTTTATCGGCGGCGATTGCCAGCGCAATTTTTGTTTGCACATCGGGCGCGCACCCTTTCACCCTGAAATATAATTCCAGCGAATCGCCGATAATCTTTTCCAAAATTTTCGGGTTCGCCTCCTCCGCGTAATCCGTTTTGCACAGCACCACCGCCCAATCTTTTAATCTGATATTGGTCGCATAGCCCTGATATTGTCCGCCTTTTTTCTTTTCAGCCATTTTATGCCTCCGTTCCTGTTTCTTTGTTGATTGACCGCCATTGTTTATACAGTGCGGATATTTCTTGCGATGGATTCAGTTTCGCGCTGTTGCAGAATTGCAAGAATCGCGATAAACTGATGCTATTGTTTCCGTTCAGCCAGTAATACGCCGCCTGATACGATACCCCGCACGCAATGGCAAGTTGTTTTGCCCGCAGCGAAAAAGCACCATAGCGCGATGCAAACGCTTTATTGAACTTGCGGTCTTTTGTTCTTATCTTTGCCATTTATTCCCCCTTTGCGATGCTGGACGGCTGACGCTTGTCATAGACCGCCAGTATTTGTTCTTTGGTCAAGATTCCCAGCGCAGTCATGCCCTTGGCAATCAGCAGGCGCATTTCATTGAATGAAATCTTGCCATTCTTGTGCGCCAGATAATGGCAGTAAGGGCAAATGTTCGCACCGTTGATTGGTTCAAATCTGTATTGTCTTGCCTCGCTGCGCGGGTAAATCCAGTGATGACGCACCGTTGGGCCAAATTTCCGTTGCCCTGTTCGCGCAAAGCAAGCAACGCAGAATTTGCGCCCGCATGCCGCCTCCTGCAAATCGTCAACCTTGCTGCACCAAATCTTATATTGCGCGCAATATGCTTTGCCATTTGGCGATTGCGCCCAAGTGCGGACGGCACGTTTGGTCAATCTGCCAGCTCCTGCGCGCGCAATGCCTTTTGCCCGCAGCGGGGTTCGACGCTGCAAGGGCTTTTTGGCTTTCAAAGGCGTTTTTCTTTTCAGCATGGCGCGCCCCTATTTTAAGCCCTGCACGGCGTCAAATAATGTTGGCTGCTGCAAGGCAACCTGAATCTTGGCAATTTCGGATTGCAGTTGCAGCCATTCCGCTTTGCGTTGCGGCGATGACAAGATTCTGAATGATTGCATGACCTTATTGAATGCTTTGGTATCAAAGCCCATTTCTTTTATTTTGGCGCGGATTTCTGCTTTGCGGCGGGCAATTTCCGCACGCGTTTCCGCTGCGGTGTCCTCCAATGCCATAATCTGTGCCATTGCCTCCACAATCTGTTCATTGATTGGCTTTTTGTCCATGTGTTCCCCCTTTCTTATTGTTTTTAGGCGGGGGCTGATTCAGGAAATGTGGATTTAACCGATTTGCCCCCAGTTGGCTCGGGGGTTATTCGCGCCATCCCCCCCGATGGATGTCCCTATTGCGTCTGAGTCGCCTGCGCGAATCTTGGCGGGGACGGCGGTTAAAAAAAGAAAAAGAATGTAGGAATTATGCCGCCCCCAAATAAAAGTCGGTTTGATTCGCATACGCTGGCCCAAAGTCCGACAAACGCCTCGGCAGATTCTCGCCCATAGGGCAAGACCCAGAAATGCAATGCTTGCATGCTTTGATTATAGATTAAATTTTTTGCATTGCAACCTTTTATTACAAAATTCGGACGATTACAGCCCGCCATGAATACCACCTCAAATCGCGGGTCTTTCCCCAGCGCAGACACAACCGCCCGTTGCTTGCGGGCTTTCGCCGCGGGGCGTTCAATGCCGTTGACCAGCGCATAATAATCATAAATGATGATTGCCAGCGGGCTATGATAACTTACGATGTCGCCATCGGTCATGATGATTGCGGCGCAATCTGCAAGCGATTTATTTAGCATCGTCAGTCCCCCATACTTTAATCCAAACCGAACTTGTAATCTTTGCATCCTCCTCCGCGCGCATCGGTCGCCCGCAGCGTTTCGCGAAATATTCTTTTATCGCCGAAATGCTGTCGTCCGCCACGCTGAACCCTGATGTTATTTCATCGCCGCAATAGGGGCAAAAATCCCAGTTGTACATCATGATATGGCCGCAATGATATTTTTCGTGGCGGGTATCATCATAGGTGTAGCGCGTGACCAGTTCAAAATGCCGATATTCAATCCCCCGCTTGTCCAAAAACGCGGCTTGCTTTTCGCGGTCATGCAGGGCTGTTATATCGCTGCGCAGGACATCGTCAAAAAGTATATAGCGCACTTTCATTTGTTCCCCCCTTGCTATTTAATTCAGCCCGTGGCGGTAATTATAGGCGCGGATTTGACCGAGGGCGCAACTGTGCTTGTCGCTGGAATAACGGCTATACGATGGTTCGTATCTTTGGCACTGGCAAGCATTGCAGCGGCAGCAATCTTTCGCCTGCGCTGGGGCAATTACGCCCCCAGCAATGGCAATCAATGCGATTATTGTTCTCATAATATTACGTCCTCCCATTTGTCGCAGATTTCGTCCCCAGTGATGGCGGCGATGCGCTGCATGATTTCAAACTTGATTTGCTTTGCACGATTTACATTCCAAAGGCGGCTTTGCGACTGGCAATCGCTGAATACGCGCAGATTCGCACCCTCAATTCCCGTTTCAAATTTGTCGCCCAAATCCTCGTCATAATCCAGATATGCTTTTGCGGTCTTATCAGATTGGAAATAAATACGAATCTTGTCGCCTTTAATCCAAACCTTGCCTTGCACCATTTCTGCAAATTCGTTTAATGTCATTTTTTGTTCCCCCATTTGGTTTTGTTCTTTTATCTATGATTTAATTATAAATTAAAACAAAACCGATTGCAAGAAAAAAATTAAAAAAATTGCAAAAAAAATCAGGCGGTGTTTTTGCCTGATTTCTGCGGTTATTTCAGGGGTGCGCCTGAATCCTCCGTTATCGTGATAAATTTTCGCGATGCCAAATAATCGCACAAATGAACAAATTGTTGATGCGGCGTAATCGGTTTTGGCAGGACATCGTTCCCGTCAAAATCTTTGTTCCATTGCCCCATGTGCGCGCGGATTAGCCCGCAAATAAATTCAATGTCGCCCCTGTATTCCAGCCCCTGCGCGATGCGCTGGAAATGATCCGCGGCTGCCAGCGGGTGTTCAATCGTTGTGTATTGCCCGCCAGATGCACCCTTTTTAACGCTATCATGCAGAATCAGGGCGGCGATTATTTCGTCTTTGCGCGCAGCAAGGGGCGCATACATTTCAAGGCGCAACAGCGCGTCAGCAATCCGCACCGCCGCCTTGGTATGGCGCACAAGGCCGCCCGCGCCCAATGTATAGGCGGGGTGATATTTGCCCGTGCTGGACGCTGGCATTTCCCAAAAATAAGACGGCGCATGTTCCAGCGCACACTGAACCGCCTCCCGCAAATCGGCATTGTCTATCAGCACCAATTCGCGGCTGAATACATCAGCCCCCGATTCGGTATTCTGTTGCGCCTGCGGCTGCGCCGCTGGCTGTTCCCTGCGAACATAATCAAATACGCCCATCATTTCCTCCATGCTTGCATTTCTTGTTTAACGGTTGTTTTTTTAATTTTTAACGCGTAAAGGTTGAAAGCCCCAATTTGGTCATACAGCACATCGCGCACCGCATCATCGGACATTACCGATGCGGGGACAAGAAATTCAACCTTTACCATCAGTTGGTCGTCTGAAATCATTTATAGCCCCCTTGCTTTGTTGGAATCAGGCGCGTGGGCGCGGTTGCATCGCAATGATTGGCAAAATGGCATGGCGTTATCATGCCCACGAAATCGCCCGCAAAGACATCATGCGGCGCGGCGCATTGCAAGCGCGACAATTCGGCTTTTGCCTTATTCAAGCAGTGCGCGCCCCATTCGTTCAGCGAATCGCCCCAGCGGGCCAGCGCAAACGACAGCAGCCCTTGCAGTTCTATAATTTCGCCATATGTCAAGAATTGCGGTGCGCTGTAAGGGTGATATGGCGATTGTTGTAATTCATCGTCTGGGACAATTTCGCAATTCGCCCACCAATAGCCCATCGCCCCAAACGGGCGCAGGCGCGCGTGGCAATATTTTTCCAAAATCAAGATTTCGGCTTTATCTTTGGAATCGTTCCATAAACGGCATACGCAGCCGACTAAACTTTTATTGCGTTCAATTTCATCAGTTGTCATTTGCAGCCCCCTTAAATTCAATGTGTGTTGGAAAAGATAAGTATTGCCCGCATCTGGCGCAGCGCAAAACATTCTGGCGCACCATTCTGAATATCTGCCGCTTTTTGCAATACGGGCAGGGCAAGATTTCAAAATTTTGCGGCATCTTATTCCCCCTTGTGTTGATATTTGCCATCTGCAAAATCCCATTTGCGGGCGCGGTTGATTTTCATCTTGCGGTCAATCGCCATTTGCAGGTCGTGTTTGCTGAAATGATTTTTACGTTCGGCAAAAACAACACCAAACGCCAGCATCGCGGCCATTGTTGAAAACCTTGACATGCCCGCCGCGACAATGAACATATCTGCAAGTTCCAGCACATCGCCCTTGCCGCTTGCCTCCCATTCACGCATTTCAGCAATGAATTTGTCGTTTTGTCCCGCAAGGGTTGCATCTGGAAATGTTTTGGCATGCCAATCCGCGATTGATTTTACTGATTCGTTCATTTTGTTCCCCCTACAAATTCTTGTGATAAAACTGTGATTGCGTCTGCAATCAGTTTATCTGGGTCTTTCCCCAGTTGGCGCATGAATGCGGGCGATAAAATCGCCGATTGCGCCAATTTGCACGCCTCGGTTCTGGGGCTTTTGTCCCAGAATTTCGCGGCGATTGAAATCGCTTTCTTGCCCTCGCCAGCAAGCAGGGCTGTGCGGATTTGTTCAGATTTCGTAATCATTTGTTCCCCCAGTTTTTATTTATCTGTGTTTTAATTATAAATTATTTTTCGGGGATTGCAACAACTTTTTTCGCATCAATTAAAATTTTATCAGAAATCTTTTTCGCCAATCTGTCCCATTGCGCCGATATTGCCCGCAATGCCCCGCAAAGTGCGGGTTCACTTTTCCCATATAGACGCAAGCCCGCAAGCGAATAGCCAGCGCACGCAAGGGCTTTTTTGCCAAGGTCGCCGCCTGCGCGGGCGATTTCTTTTGTCAAATCGGATTCAATGACCTTAAATGTGAATTGGTCGCATGTCGCCCATTCCTGCAACAGATCCATAAAGCCAGCGCGGTCAGAATATGCCGATGCTTGCGATTGCTGATACGCTGGGCAATATTGCAGCCACAGTTTGATTGGCGGGAATTGCCCGAACAAATCCTCGTTCACGGCAATTTGCCGCGCCGCCTGTTCAATTTCCGCTTTTGTGAATAGCCCCTTGATTTCGCCATACAATGCCTCCAAGTATTCTTTGCTTGGCGCATCGCGCAAGCCCGCAAGCGATTTGCAATACAAGACAGCAGCAGCCCATTCAGTTTTTGTTATCATTTGTTCCCCCTTTCGTTAAAGTTTTGCGCTCTCGTTAAAAATATCATTGTTTTTGCAAATTGCAACCAATTTATTCATCTGCGCCCCATGTGCGCGCGTCAGCAATCCGCTTTTGCGCGATTTCTGCGAATTTTGGGTCGCGTTCAATCGCAATAAATTGACGCCCCAGCGATTCGGCAGCAACGGCGGTTGATCCAGCCCCCGCAAAGCAATCAAGAATTGTGTCCCCTGCGCGCGTTGATACCTTTATCAGGCGTTGCAGCAATTCCACGGGCTTTTGCGCTGGATGAACCTTTTTGCGGGGGGGGCGAATGCGCTGGACTTTCTGGTATGCCGCCAAATCGTCAACCTTGAACAACCCGTCTTGGTAAATCCTGATGATATATTCCACGGCGGGGTTATAAAACCCGTAATTGATTATGCCCTCGTTGCATTTGTCCCAGACCAAAATATCGTAATTTTTGCGGTGCTTTATTGCCCAATTCAGATACATCGGCACTTGCAGGCGGCTTGCGAATATGAACATGTTGGCGCGCTTTAATTTTGCGCTTGCTAAATCCAAAAACGCGTTGATTTCCGATTCGCCAAAATCCGACATTTCCGTGATAACTTTGCTGTCGGCAGCGCGCACGCCTGCGTTCAGTTTGCTTTTCATACCGCCCTTGGCGAATAGATAAGGCGGGTCGGTCAGCAATAAATCAACGCTTTTGTCTGGCAAATCCTGCATCGCCAGCAGACAATCACCCTGAATAAATTTACTCATTGTCGCCCCCTTTGATAAAATCCGCCAGCACCGCGGCTGTTTCGTCCCCGCGGCTGAATTTCATGTCTGGATTATCTGCGGCCTGCAATGCGCGCGTGAAATTTGCAGGGCGCGTGAAATAAATCAAATCTGCGCCGCCCCATTTGTCCGTGCCGTTCCGCAAGGCAGGGTCGCGCATCAGGGCTTTTTCGCAAATCGCAAAAAATTCCCCAATGCGGATTTTGTTATCAGCGCATCTGGCAAGAATAGCGGTTTGCATCTGCGGGGTGATTGCGCGGACTTTTGGCCGCCGATAAAGCCCCGCAATCCGATTCCATTCAGCCATCGCCAAATCCCATTTTGTGCGCGGATTTTTTTCTTTTTCTTTTTGCATACCCGTAAGGGTATGTTTTTCTATTTTCTTTTCTGGGGATATATTTATATTATTTATATTTAATATATTATTATCCACTACGCGCGACTGATTTTTTTCAAGTTTTTCAAGTGCAACTTGATTTTCTTGATTATCTTGATTTTCATTTTCGGCAATGTTCTTTTTTTGCACTTTCCCAGATTTCCGCGGCTTGCGCCCGCTTTTTTCGCGCGCCCCGCCCCAGTTTCTGGCAAGCATTTTCAGAAAAACCGCTTGTTGATTTTTTTCAAGTTTTTCAAGTGCAACTTGATTTTCTTGATTAAATTTGAAATCAAAAAAAGCGGCAAGAACTGCACCCCGTTCTGCCGCAGGCAACGTCTGAATCAACTGATATTGACGGTCTGTAAATTGAACTTTCATTTGTTCCCCCTTTCGCCATGTATTGTGCAGCAAAAAAATAAAAATGCAAGCAACTATTTCCAAAATGGAAAATGTTAAAAATATTTGTTTTTTTAACATATCGCAAAAATGCGTTAAAAACTGACATGTTTCCAAAATGGAAATAACTGGAAAAGCCAAAAAACGGGGCACTGTGCCCCGAAAATATTTTTGCGGGCAAATACCTTTACAGCAACCGTTTGATAAAGCACCGCCCCGTTGTGGACGAATTACTGCCCGTTTGATTAGTCAGAACATTAAACGTGCCATCGCCGACATTTTCTATCAAATTACCAATCGCAGGTTTGCCCGTGATGCCGTAGTTGCCCGACATGTCCGCATTTGTGCCCGCAACCAAGCCATCGGCTGTGAAAAATCCCTCGTTTGTGCCGCCTGCGCCCTGTGCATTAGCACCGCCAGCAGATCCAGCCCCGCCCGATGCGCCGCCACGTCTTGGCGTGCCGTTATCGCAACCAGCCCCGCCGCCGCCTGCGCACAAAACAGCATAAAGCCCGTGTTCAACGAATGTGTCTTTTGATACCTCCGTGCCGCTGTCTTTATAAACGATAATGCCCGCGCCAGCACCGCCATCAACCCCATAGCCCGCTGCATTTGCGCCGTGCCCGCCAGCACCGCCAGCACCGCCGCCACCCGACCCCGAATCATTGGCAGAATAGCCATTGCGCCCGCCGCCACCAAGCCAGAAATTATAATCAGACGGCAGATTGCCAGTATAATTTGCTTGCCCCGTTCCGCCTTTCAGATTGGTTTCAGCCAGCGCACCAGATGTTGCGCCTGATCCAGCCCAAGCATAAATCAAATCGCCTTGTTCAATCCACAAATCATATTGAATAACAGCCCCTGCACCGCCTTGTGCTTTCGTGGAATTTCCACCTGCGCTGCTGGCGCAATAGAACCGATAAAATCCAGATTGGTCGCATTGCCAAACGGCGTTATTCGCGCCCGAAATTTCAAGCACAGTTGCGCCCTCGGTCAAATCCGCGGGCTTGTCCCATCCAGTATAAATGCGCTGTCCGTTTGTCCAAATTTCGCGCACCGTCTTACCGTTTTTTTTCAGCCGTCCGCCGCCTGCCCAGCGTTTCTTAAAAGTGTAAATGCTCATTCATTCCCCCTTATGGATCGGCGACATAAACGAATTTTGTCGGGTTGGCGATTGATTTCGCCAACGCGTCTGTGGCATCGGTTGCTTGGACGCTGAAAAAGTCCGCGCCCTGCTGGACAATCTGATTATAGGCGTTCAGAATTGTTGCCAGTTGACCCGCCAAATCGGCAGGGATATTTGATACCACGTTTCCTATCAGATAATATTCGTTAAAAGTTTCGGCGTTTGGAATCTTTGCCAGCGTGGCATCCGATGCCTTGCCGCGAACCTCCCAGAATACCCCTTGGCAAAAACTGGTGTTTGCTATGCTGATATACAATGTTGATGTGGTATTTGCAGCTGATGTGTTTCGTTTGTCCGATATCCATTGCCATGAAAATGCCGTTGTGTTGCTAGTTCCGCCATGCTGTGTGCGCTGAACATGATAGTTTGCGTCAGCCATTTCAATCGTTAGGGTGACGGGGCGACTATCTTCTGACACACTTGTTGGGGCTGTTTCGTATCCGCCTTGTTCAACCCAGCCGTCCGCATACACCCGCGCCCATTTCATATCAGAATCTGTCGGGTCTTTTTTCATAATCAAATCGCCGTGCGAGGTTTTAGGCGTCCAAATCTGCGTTGCGCCGTCCGCCCATCCAGAATCGGCAGGTATCCCAATGAATGGGCAAATGCCAGTATTTGAATACGCTCGCGAATAGACGGTCGGCGTTGCAAAATCAAGTCCCGTTTCTGGGTCGCGATAAAAAGCCCCATAGGTTGATGTTTCAATCGGGCCCGCCGCCGCAGCGCGCCCGTAAGCGGTTTTTAAGAAATCCAGCGTGTCGGGATAGTTTGCCAAATCAACCTGCGTGTGCGCTGGTATGTAATACAGCAAATCCGCGCCCGATTTTTTTACGTTGGACATAACGCGTTCAAATGGCCCACGCGTTTCAGGTATGTTGATTCCTGCCTGAATCAGCAAGTATTCCAAATTCAAGCGGTTGCGCATCAATGAATTTGACAGCGATACGGTCATAGTGCTGTCGGCGATTTTCGCTTTAATCAGCGGCATGCCGATGATTTGATTCCAAGCCGTGCCAGCATAACGCCACCATGTGTTTGTGTCTGTTTCATAGCAAATTGTGCCCGTCAGCGGCGATGTTTCAACTGTGCGGTTCGGGCGCGTAATCAACTGTGCTTTCGGCAAAACGAACGTATCAGATGCGGTGACGAACAAGATCCAAATGCCGCTGCCATATTGCGACATGTCTATTGCACGGTCTGAATCAATCCGAATTTCGCTATTTTTATACTCACCTGTTGATTCAAAGCCGTTTGGGCAATCCATACGCCAGCCCGCTTTTATTGTTAAATTCAGCCCTGTGGCGGTGTAATATGGTGTCGGGCGGTAATCTATAACGTTTGTGTAATCGCCCGTGTGGACGATAAATTCCAGCAATTCTTGCAGGGAAATTTTATAATTCGCCAACGCACCTAATTCATCAAGGTCAACTGCTGGGAAAAAAGCATTTTCCGATAAACTGCGGTTAAAATTCTTTGCTGGATATTCAGACAGTTTTTTCAAATCATAATTATCAGGATTAAAAGACATGCGCCGCCCCCTTTCTAAATTATTTTATACAACACCCAGCCGCCCTCGGTCAACCAGTATGTTTCATTCTGAATGAATTGCGATGTTGTTTCGCCCAAATATTTGAAAGTGTCGCCAAGTTTTACAATTTCAGGTTCAACCTCAAATTCGCCGCGATAATCAGCCAATGTGCTGATGCCAAATGCGATTGAATCGTTTTCATACAATTTGTTAACCGCGTCTTGGTAAAAGCCCAAATTCCAAATGCGGATTGTGGCAATGTCGCCAACGATGCCGTCCAGCATAAATTCAATTTTAACATCGCGTCGCACGCCACCCACAGGTTCAACGTATCTCTTTTCGCTGGTCAAAATATCATCGCCGTCCTCGCCCTCCAAAACTGCCGATTCGTCTTCGGATTCCAGCACATCGCGGACATCCAAATAATTTTGCGAAAATATCTGATGCTGGTCAACCCACAGGGTCATAACGCCCAAAATCGGGTCGCGGGTAAATGTTATCAGATGTTCGCCATCCCAGTCATAGTCAAATTCATGCACAACGTCGTCAAAGTCAAAATGCATTTTGCCGTTAGCCAATTTTTCAAAATACAAACGGTTATTGTTTTCGGTATCATCGTATCTGCAAATCAGCCCCACGCCCGATACGTTAGCCAGCGCAAATGACAATGTGTGATTGTTATACAGCAGATTATCAGTATAGAATGCCAGCGATTGAGCGGACGTCAAATGCAACCAGTTGATGGTAATTTCGCGGTCGACGTTCCAGCGCGGCTGCAATGTGCCGATTACTTTCTGCTGCGCAAATGATCCAAGCGTGCCCTGATTCTTAAATTCATCGCCAAGCACTGAATAGATTCCAAAGTCAAAGAATACGCCCCCAAAATTCTTTTGATTCACAAAATCGTTTTCGCCAGATACAGCAGGGTCAGTGATAAACGTAATGCCGCCCGCGGTGCTTTCCCCTTGCGTAATTTTTGGATTGTAAGGCGGAATTTCAGCATTGACCGCATTATAGATGTTTTCATCGTATGCGGCAAGCGTCAGTTGGCAAGTGTCATCGTCTGCGATTTCTTTACCAATAATAATGCAATCCAGCGTCTCCAATTCGCCCACCGCATAGATTGACCCGATTGGCGGTATTTCTGCACTTTCATCTTTGAATCTGATGCGATTGGTCGCCTCGGCGGGGCGGTAAATTTCGCGCAATTCCAGTGCGCCCGTATTCACATTTTGCACCCGCATATAGTAAGGGTTTGTGTTTGGATTTTCAACGCTTGTTTGCGCAGCGATTATTTCGTCAATAACGCAATATTTGCCCAGCGTGTCCGTTCCTGTGCCGATTGTGCGCCCGCAGGCATCTGATACCGCCAGAACATCAGATGCAACCAAAACGCGCGCGCCAAATGGCAAATTGTAATGTTCAATGCCAACTTTCAGTTTGTATGTTTCGGGGCGCAGGCGCACGCAAGCAATCAGATACCGCCCCAATCTGAATACTTGGTCATGATTGGTCAGCCCGAACATTTCCACGTCCTGAATATTGTCATCGGCTGATGCTGATTCGCCATGCAAATAAACCTCGCTTGTCGTTTCTTTGTAGTCCGCATCTGGATCGTGCCAAGAAATCCGCACCGCATTGACTTTATTGTTCAGGGCTTTTGTCGCCTCAAATCCGCTTGAATTTTTCGGGGTGAGTAATGCCACGGGGTTATCTTGCGCCGTATCATGCCAAATGCTCAATTTGCCGCCTTTGATGACCACTTTCGCCTGCGCACATTGCAGGATTTTATTCAAAATATCAATCAGGGGTTCTTGCGAATCAATCGCTGCGTTGCATTCATAATCATTGGTCAAGCACCAATCATACAATTCGGTGATTGCGTCATTGTCCAGTGAATTTTCGTCAAATCCGTTTTCGAAGAACTTGCTGCAAACAAACCGGAACAACGCGGCAGGGTTGCTGGTTGGCTCGCTTGTATTCCAATCAACCCCGTTCCAAATTGGACAGATGCTTTGGCATTCTGCGCTGATTTGTTGCAGGTTGCCTTGCGTATTCGCATCGGCTTGAATGCGCAGGGTCATCAGCGACAATTCTGGCAATTCGCGAACGCGGATTACTGCATCAGATACGCGCGTTTGCAGGGACTGCCAGTATAATTTGTTGACCTTATTGCCCTCGCTACTGACGGAATCAATAGGGATAACCGCGACCTCCCATTTGCCGCTTGGATTTTCTGATTTTTCCTCGCCCGATAAATTGACGGTTTGGTAATACGTCAGGGCTTTATCTGGCTGCGCCTCCGAAAATACGCGGTGCAATGCAACCGTCCATGCTTTGCCAGATTCAGCGGGGCGGTAAATAATATAGACGTTGCGGCTTGCCTCTTTCTTTTTGTTTTCGTCATTATAGCGGCCCAGCCCTTGGAAACCAAAAATCACGGTGAAAGCATCGGCGTTTGCTGCGGTTGTCTGCGTATTCTTGTAGTTTCCAACGATTCCATCCTCGTCCTGCTTTTTTTCCAAATCCGCAATTTCGGCATTGTTGGCGGCAATCTGCGCTTGCAGGTCGGCTTTCTGCTTTCTGTATTTGTCTGCCAGCGCATTATGATGATTCATGACTGCCGCGGCAATTAAAAAATCAAGGTCTTTTATCTGTTTTTCCAAAGCGGCATTTTGCGCATTCAAAAAGTCAATGCGGGCTTTGTATTTCTCCCCGTATTGAATCGTCTGCTGTTCGCATTCTGCACCGATATTCTGTTCATACATTTTGACGTTATACATCGTGCTGGTCGTGCCGTTTGTCAGTTCGCATGCCGCATCAAATGCGCCGTCAATCGTGACGCTGCCGTAGTTGCCCGATTCATTGTAAGACAGAATGTTGCTGCCGATTCTGATGTTCTGGATTTTCAGGTTGCTTTGCCCCAAGCAAAACGCCGCCGTGGCGAATTGTTTCCCATGCCCAGTATTGTTTGTAAGGGTCGTGTAATAATTGCCCACAACGCTTGGATAAACGCGGAATTTACCCAAAATAAACGGCATCGGGTTGCCCTGCGCCTGCGAATTGCTGCCGCCAGTGATGGAATACCCCCCCTGATATGCGCCCTGCTGCCCCAGCGGTTTATAATATGCCAGTTGAATGCTGCCTTGCAAAACCTTAAATGCACCATAGGCATACAGCGCGGTTGCAACAACCGTTGCAAACGGGGCCCAAATAGGGGCGGTCGCAGCCGCTGCAATCGCCAGCGCACCCTGCCATATATTGCGCCAAATCTTTTTATTGCCCGCTGGCACAGCCAAAACGCGGCATTCTTGGCAATCAGCGGGGACGTCTGCGCATTGCGGATACTTAAAGCAATCATCGCCAACCAAAACTAGCGCATGCTTGATATTTTTATCGCAAGCATGAACCAAATCGCCAAGGGTTTCGGCTTTGGCGGTCAATTCGGTGGGAAATTCATCAAAAGGGTGGCGGCCGTAAGAAATTTTAATTGATTTCATAGTATCCCTCAATATCTAGGTCTTGCACAAATTCTATCACAACCCCGCGGTCTGCGTCAAGGTGGGCAATGGCGCGCCCGCCGCAGCAAACGCCGATGTGCAGGGGTACGTTATCAACGCGCAGCAACGCCAGCGCACCCGCTTTATAATCGCATTGCTTGAATTGTTTCAGTGCCTCAGGAATGCCCCGCGCCCCCCGCAAATGCCCGTGCTTATCAATGTTTGAAAACGCTGGCAATTTTCCCAAATTATTGATGCGATAAACGTCGCGGCAAAAATCCCAGCAGGAATACTTGAACTCATCATACTGTTTGCCCATCAGCGGCTTTATGTCAATCATATTGTTCCCCCTGGGTTATTCTGTGAATTGAATACGATGCGCGGGAATTTACGCTGCAATGGTATATTCAGATTCAGATTAAAGTTGCACGATACAGCGTTCCAGCCCGCCGATTGCAGGGTGAACTGGTAGCCCTCCAAGTATGTTATTTCGCGCCCGCCAGATGCGTCAGAATCAACGTATATTGCGTCAAAATTCAGCGTTGGCAATTCGCCAGTGGATTCCTGCGCCCGAATCATTTTAATGATTGACATATCAACCGCAGATATTGTCAGATTCGCGCTGCCATCGGCATCATCGCCCATTTGCGGGCGTTGAAAAGAAAACGGAAAGTTCTTGTAAGTATGCCCCCCGTATTCTATATCCTCGCCTGCGTTGCAAAAATACAAGGTTTCATCGCCGCATTTAATTGATACCAGCAGCGGCAAGATTCCCTTTTTGAATTGTTCCAGCAAATTCATCACAGCACCTCAAATATTGCGGTCATTGTATAGCCCTGCAAAACGCTATATTGCATGTCAGACCAGCATGCGCCGTCCATCTGATCCAGCGCAAAGCGAACTGGCAGCCATGTATTCGCATCAGCAGGGAAATAGTTTTGCGGGTCTGGAATATTAAACGGCAGCACCCCTTGCAAAATTGTGAATTTGCGCCATTGTTCAAATTGCGCCCAATCGCCCTGATTGATATTGAATTGCATCGTTATGAATCTGCGCGGGCGCGTGCTGCGCAGGCGGACGTTTGGCGTGCCGACATCGTTTTCATCAATCGCGATTTGCGCGCGCGATTGTTCGGAGAATGGCATTAAAAAACGTTCGTTTGGAAATGGCCAGTCGGCATACGATGATACTTTTGCCATGTCAATACCCCTTGTTGGCTGCTGCTGCCTTTATTGCGCGCCCGCCGCGTGCGCTGGCAACATAGTTATCAATGCGGTTGTCTATCATTACCAAAATTTCGCTTGCGCTGCTGCCTTGCTGGACAGATACATCAGCCCCTGCGTTATTTATAACCTGCACATTGACCATCGGTGCGCTGGTCAGTTGCTTTGCCAAATTGTCCTGCTGGGCGCGGTTCAGAATCAATTCGCCAGAGTTGACCATTGCGGGGACATTGTCGCCCTGCCAAGACGTGCCGCCGACAATTCCACCCTGCGCATATTTGCCCGCTTTATTGCGCGCAATCATGCCGCGCATAACACCAGCCAATGCTTTGGCTGCAATACCTGCTGCAATCATTGTAGGCGGGTCAAGGGCCAATTCTGCCAGTTGCAGCATAGTTCCCTCTTTTATAAGAACATCGCCCATCTGGGACATTGTTTCAGCCATGTTATCAACGATGCCTTGCAATGCGACATTGATGCCGCCCTCGCCCGACACAACAGCCGCGAATCCGTCCTCAACCGATTGACCGATTGCAATCATTGCAGATGACCAAGAATCCTCCAATTCGCCAGCAATGCGCATGTTGCGCTGCGCCAACGTATTATCCTCCTCCCACGCGGCGTGACGCTTTTCCCACGCCTGCTGCCACGCGTCAGACCCTATGGTATTCTCGCCCTCAATATCTGTTGTCTGTTGCGTTGGAAATTGCCCGCCTGCGCCCATTCCCCCAATGCTTGCGGATTGGTTGATTTGTTCCATTTCAGCCGCCCACGCCTTGGCGGTTGCAAGCGAATTTTCTAACCACTGCAAAGATTGCTGGCGCGCCTTTAATTCAGCAAGGTCAACTTTTTCACCGCGCATCAATGCATCATACAATTCAGCATAGGCAGATTTAGCACCTTTGACGTCGTCCTCAAAACCTTTAATCTGCGTGCGCAATTCTTTAATGTCTTTATACGGGTTTTTGCCACTTTGGACTTTCGGCGAAATATCAATTTTGATTGTTGAATTTTTGCGAATTTCCAATAAACGTTTGTCCAAATCCGCCAGTTTCTTGTCCAGCGCAGCCGATGTTTCAGACCCCGCGAATAGTTTTTTGATCCAGATCCACGCCTGCTGCACGCGGATTGAAAGCACATCAAAATTATCAATGATTGCTTGGATTGCAAAGCCCAGCGCAACAAACAACGCGCCCCATCCTGTGGAAATCAACCCCGCCTTTAATGACGCCCAAAAACTTTTACTTGCGGCGGTTGCTGCCAAGGTCGCAACTTTATACGCAATGAATGCGCTGGTCAGTGCAGTTATATTGCGCGCAGCAAATGATACACCAGATGCAAGTGTGCTTGTCAGCGATACAACGGTCGGCAGCACCTTTTGCCCCATTTCAGATAAACTGGCGACCAAATCAGATATTGCGCTGCCGAAATTCTTTACCTGCTGCGATTGCGAAAATTCATTTAAGAAATCAGCAAGCGCGCCGACGGCGTCTTTCATGGCGGGGTTCGCCTCGCCAAACAAGGTATCGCCCAAATCCTTATACGCTTTGTTCAACTGTTGCAATTTGCCGCGGAACGTTTCGCCCAAGGTTTCAGATACGCGCGCCGCAGACCCTGCCGCATTGTCTAGTTCGGAATCCAGCGCGCGCAATGCGTCCACGTTTTCCATTAAATTACGCGCCGCAGTGGCGTTGAACACATCAAATATTTGCGTGATTTGTAATTCGCGTTGGTCAGGCGACAAGCCCGCAAGCGCATTATTCAAATCAGCCATAATATCAACCAAGGGGCGCAAATTGCCAGACGTATCGCGGGTTGATACCCCCAACGCCTTAAACCCCTCCGTGGCCTGTTTATTGCCGCCCAGCAGGCGTGTATAAATATTGCGCAGGGCTGTTCCTGCTTGCGCTGCCTCAATACCGTTTTGGCGCAAGATTGCCAGCGCACCCGATAATTCTTTTGTGCCGCCCGCGGCATTTTTACCCATCGCGCCAATGCGCAGCATGCCTTGGATCAAATCAGCCATGTCAGACGTGGTCGCGTCCGCCGCTTTCGCCATCTGGTCAATCGCAACCTTTGCGCCATCAACGCCAAGCCCCAGCGCAGACATAATGTTGACCAGCGATTCGGCGGCTGTCCCCAAATCAATTTCGCCCGCCTGCGCCATGTTTAATACGCTTGGCAGGGTATCTATTGCGGTGCTTGCGTCCAGACCTGCCTTTGCCAGCGCGGTCAATGCTTGCGCTGCCTCGTTGCTGGTGAACATTGTCCCCTTGGTCGCATCAATCGCCGCTTTTTTGAAATCAGCAAAAACGCCAACGCCCGCCTTGATATTCTTTACAGTATCGCCCGCCGCCAGCGATGCCTTGGTCAGTTCAAATTCTATTGATGACCCGCTGCGGATTGCTGATACCGCAAATGCGGATGCCGCCGCGCCCAGCGCAACAAGCCCCTTTTTCAGGCGCGCAAGGTCGCGTTCAAAATCTGATGAATCAGCAAGTATTTTAATGATAACATTGCCATTATCTGCCATTTTAGCCCTCCGCTTGCTGTTTTGCTTTCGCCTGTTTTAACTCTATCAATTTTTTGTTTGCTATTTCAAGCAATTCTTGTTGCGTGTATTCTTTTTGCCCCGCCATGCCAGCAGGTGCAAGGGCATACGCGCGCTTTAAGTCCGCATATTTCTTGCGTAATTCTTTGTCTTTTATCTTGGCAAGATTGATGCTACGCCAGCCCATAATTTTAACAATCAGCGTTTCCTCGGTCAGCCCGCGGAATAATTGCATAAATTTCCACCAATGCATGGGGCGCGCCCAGAATTTCCAGCGCGGGACGGGGGAAAGGTCAAGCCCGTATTGTTGCTGAAACGCAGCAAGTATGTATTGCCAATCTTGCACGAAATCCACAACGCGTTTATTGCCACCAGCGCGCTTTTCGCTTGCGCCAGCGGCTATGAATTGGTGCATTTGCTCGGCGGCGGCGCGGATGTCGGCAGGAATCTTTGGAAATGCAATCTGCATCTGCATGATTAGTTTTTCGGATTCTGTCAATGTCGGGTCGTCCGCGATTTGCAAAATAGAAATCCAATCCGCAAAATCAGTGCGGATTGGATAGCGTCTTTCGTTTATCAGGACTGAACTGGGGTAATTATTTCTTTGCATATTGCGCCGCCTTGCGTTTTGTTAAATCAAATCGCGCTGCGGTCATCTTTGCATTCAAATACAGGACAAATTCATAGCAATTATAAAAATTGTTGGCTTTGTCCCCCAGCGCGTCTTTCGTTGCGCCAGCATATCCCAAAAACGCATCAATGCATGCCGTCAATTTTTCCAGCAATTCATCATACCCTGTTTTTGGGTCAATGGTTGCCAAATTTGCCTGCATCTGCTGAATTTCAGCCAGTGCCGCTTGCGTTTTCTTATAACATTGCAGGTCGCCGACATTTATCTTGAATTTCTTGCCCCCGCATTCCACGGGGACAAAGAAATCAGTCGGGACAAATTCTGCTTTGCGTCCGAATAAATTGAAAATCATTTCGGTTGCTCCTTTTCAATCAATTATTCGCCGTCTGCCTTGAACGTCTTGGTTGTCGTGTCAAAGTAGCCCTGAACCTCGGAATTTGGAACTTGCGCCAAATTACCAGTCAGTTCAATTTCAGACCCGCCATCGCCCGCAAATGCGCCAGTTTCTGGTTGGATTGTATAGGTGCGCTTGATTGCTGGGAATCCGTTTTCAGTTGCCGTTTCAAATGTGAACACGTGGACGATTTCAATCGTTTTGTCCGTGGTGTGCAATTTATGGCAATCGTAAAAGATTTTTACAACATCGTCATCTTTTTCAATGTTCATGTTGTAGGCGATATTCGGCATCACGCGGTTCACAACGGTTGTTGCGGCGGATTGGCCGATATATTGTTTGTCGCTAGTTTCGGCGTTCAGGGATTCGTCCGCTGAATTAAAGCCGATGTTCATTGCTGCGTATGTTGCAGCACCGTCAGATGCGGCAGTGTTGGCAAAATGCAGTATGCTTTCTCTTTTCTGTGCTACCATGTTTTTATGCCCTTTGTTGGTATGTTAAACGAAAAGACGCAGAATAGGTTTGGTCGCTATTCTCGCCCTGCTCGGCCTTTGCTGGCAACTCTACGATTTCCAGCCCCGTGGCGGTGCGGGTT